TCGGATTTGTGGATAAAAAATTGTGGAAGGCCCGGAGGAAATAACCTATGGCAAACCGCGTCACTGCCGACGAACTAAAGGAAATCCTGGAAACGGAACTCAGCGACACGATCCTGGACACCTTTATCGGGGCTGCCAATCGGGTAGTCACCGAACACCTGGGGGACGATGCCACGCTGTCGGATGAGCAAAAGGCCGACATCGAAAAATTCCTGGCGGCCCATTTCTGCGCCAGCACCCGGGAACAGCAGGCCCAAAGTGAAAAGGCGGGGCCGACCGGGGGGGCGCAGATCGTTTATCAGGGGGTATTCGGGCTTGGCCTGGACTTCACCGGATATGGCCAGATGGTCCGTATCCTGGACACTACCGGCATTCTGGCCGGGGCGCTGGGTAAACGGAAGGCGAGCGTGTTTGCGGTGCCTTCATTCGACAGTTGAGGTGGGGTCCATGGCGCGATTTCCCGAAAGAGGATTGAATCAGACAGCCGTGTTATGGTCAGCGACCGGTCCGGACGGCTACGGTGGATACCTCTACGGGGAGCCGGCCGAAATCGACTGTCTATGGGTGGCCTCAACTCAGGTGATTACCGACGCCAAAGGGCAGGAGGTGGTATCCCGGGCTTTTGTCCAGGTGAAGCAGGACCTCGAGGAGAACGATTTCCTTTTCCTGGGGACCCTGGACGACCTTGACTCCGGCCAGGAAGATGACCCGGCCACGGTTGACGGCGCCTGGCGGGTGCGGCGGTTCGATAAAAACCCGACCCTCAAGAAGCCCTTGAGGTATATGCGGGTGGCATATCTATGAGCCTAAAAGGACTAGAGGAGGTTGTCCGCAATTTAAACCGTGAGATTAAGGCCATCGAGGGCCGGTCACTCAAGGGATTAATCCGGGCGGCGATTATTGTGCGGCGGGATATGGACGCAACGCCTCCCTTGGTCCCGATTGATACCGGCAACCTGCGGGCGAGCTGGTTTGTGAATCCTGGACACAAGGGTAATAATCCTTTTGTCACGCTTGGATTTTCAGCCAATTATGCCGTCTGGGTACATGAATTAATTGGGGCAAAATTCCAACGCCCCGGGGCAGGAGCCAAGTTTTTTCAAGCGGCATTACGGCGGAATAAGGATAAAATCATAGGAGTTATCGCAGAGGAGGCCAAAATTAAATGAACCCAGCATCAAAAGACCTCTGCGCCATGCTGGCCGCCGCGGGCCTGGGCCTCTCATTCGGCACAAACCTTTTCATTGGCTGGGAGCCGACTGCGCCTGATAATGCGGTGACTATTTATGATACTCCCGGATTTTCCCCGAACTCTACCCTCACGAAAGGAGAAGAGACATGGCTTCCATCGATACAAGTGCGGGTACGCAATCGGGACTATCTTATGGGCTGGACCTTAATCAACAGCATCAAAGAAGTTCTCCACAGTCTGGCACACGAAACCTGGGGCGGAACGGTTTACGACTTGATCCAGTGCGCCCAGGAGCCTTTTCTGTTGAATTATGATGAACATGGGAGGCCGCTGTTTGTCTGCAACTTCGATATTCAGAGACAGTAAGGAAACTTTGACATTCAGCGCAGTTAGTGGTAATGCTTAACAAGACATAGCAGTTCGGTCGTCGGGAGAACCGGGGCCACCTTCCCATTTCGGGATCGTGGCCCCTTTTTTTATCTGACCTCAAGGAGGTGAAGCACATGTCTGGAATCGCTGGAATGGGTACTAAATTCAGGCGTTGGAATTCAGCTACCGGTGAATGGGAGGCAATCGCTGAAATCACCAACGTCGATCTGTCCGGTATGAAACGCACCACCACCGAAGATACTGCTCTGGATACCCCCGGAGGTTATGAAACTTTCATCGGTGGCCTACGGTCTGGCGGCGATTTGAAGCTGTCTATGAATTTCACCAGGAACACATACGACTTGATGTTGGCAGATTTTAACTCCGATCTCAAGCAAAATTACGAGATCGTCTTCCCGGATGACGACGTAACCTCGTTCGAGTTCGAGGGGCTAGTGACTGATGTCCCGTTCAAAATTGACAAAAACAAAATCACCGCAGATGTAACCATTAAAATCAGTGGCCAGCCAGCCATCAACTCCGGCAGCGGCCCGAGCCCGGGTTAAACGGATTAACCGACTACTGGCCCTAATCAGGGGCTTTATCTCTAAACAGGAAGGGGTTTAATCATGGCCTTTTTGACCAAAGAACAGATCCTGGCTAAGGAAAAATTGGAAATTGAGCGCGTCCCCTTGGGGAAAGATCACGTGTTTGTGCGCCAGATGACGGCCCATGAGCACTCGATTTACCAGAGCATGTTGGCCAAGGAAGCCCCGGTACTCGATGAGGCCGGGAAGGAAACCGGGGAAACCACTGTTATGCGGACCCCGGAGGACTGGCCGTCAAAGCTGGTGGCCTGTTGTCTGTGCGATGAAAAGGGGACTCTCATCCTCCAGCCGGAAGATTGGGAGGTCCTGGCACAAAACAAGACCGGCGCCACCCTGGACAAGATCGCCACGGCCGCCTTGAAACTGAACCGGATTAAGGATCAGGAGGCCGCAGTAAAAAACTCCGGAGGCGGCAAGGCCGCCGCTTCGAATTCCGGCTCTGCTTAGAGCTGGGGTATGTGCACCCGGATCACCTGCTGCGGCACTTGACCGCGGCGCAGTTGGCAGACTGGCGGGCTTATGACCGGATTGAACCTATCGGCGGCTATCGGGCGGATTACCGGGTGGCCCAGGTCTGTCATTGGCTTTTTCAGTCAATTCAGGCCCAGCGTGGCGACGGTAAACACGTCAAGAGCACTCCCTGGGACTTCATGCCCTGGGGGCCGGATGAGGGCGGCAAGGGGCCGGAGGATAAGCCTCAGACCGTGGAAGAAATGAAGGCGATCATCATGGGGATTCCAGGGGTGAAGGTTAAGAAAAGGGAGAAGGGATAGTGGACATCGGAGCCTTAACTGCCACTTTGGGCATCGATGCATCGGGCCTCCGCCGCGCCGAAAGCGAACTCCGCGCATTTGGAGCTTCCGCGGACTCAACCTTTGGCCGGGCCGGGGCTGCAGCGTCCTCTTGCGCTTCGCAAATGGGCCAAGTCCTGGGGGTCACTCTTTCCCTGGTGGGAGCCTATGCCGCGGCCAGTAAAGCCGTGTCCTCTTGGTATTCCCTGATTTCCGGCGGGATTTCCATTGTCGATGATTACCAGAAAAAGATTATCGGGACGTCGTACATTCTGACCACCATGTCCGATGTGAAGCCGCCGGACCTGTCCAGGGCATACGGCCAGTGGAAGGATTATTTTGATTGGCTCTATAAGCAATCACTGGACGTGGATAAAAGGGCTGCCGCCTCTGCTCAAGAGATATTTTCGGTATCTGTAGAGTTGGCCAAAAAAGGAGTTGTCGCTGCTGCTAAAGAAGAGGTGGAAACCATTGGGCGCCTCACCGATTTGATGAAGGCGGTGACCCCGGGATATATGAACTTTGAACAACAGGCCCGGGGTGAAATCATGGCCTTAATGGAGGGTACTGCGCGTATGGGGGCGCAGACGGCCCAAATCCTAAGTCAGATTGACCCCGCCTTCAAAAAGAACATCGCCTCCGCCCGGGAGCAAGGCACGGTCTTAGAGTACATCCGCTCTATCCTACCCCAAATCAAGCAATACACCCTTGACCTCATGGGCACCTGGGACGCCGTAGGGGCCTCTCTCAAGTCCGCGTGGTCAGTGATTAACCTTTCGGCTTTTGGGGACGCTCACCGGGAGGTGGTGGCCCTGGCGGCCCAGCTTGGCAACCGGCTATTGGATAATGGAAGGTTGACGGCTGAGGGTGAGCAGTTGGCCCGTGCACTGGGGGAGGCCTGGGCCGTAGCCAAGGGGCATATTAATGCCGCCCTGGATTACGTTCTCAATAATTCCAGCCAAATTATTTCCGACATTGAAATGGTGGCCTCTTTAATCGGGAAAACCGCTGGCCTGGCCATTGACCTGGGAGTTGGATTTCTCGGGGTGGTGAATTCAATTAAGGAATTCACCATGAACACTCAGGTAGCCATGGCAGGGATACGGGCGGCCATCGACTATACCATCGATTGGTTTGCCATCCTGGGGCGCACGGCCAAGGAAGTCGCCCATGCGATAGTCTGGAATTTTAACGATATCGGGCCTGCCATTGACCGGGCTTATGCCGATATGGAGGCGTCATCGAACCGGTGGGCCAGGACCGCGGTTCAGGACGCAAATAACGTCCGATTTGCGGTGATGAACTCCATGATGGCGGGCCAGAGGCCGGCGGGGTACACCGGGATCATGGGGGGCGAAATTCCGGCCATGGTCCCGGCTGGGATAGGCGGCTCCGGCCCTCCCCCGCCGACTCCTGCGGTGCGTCCATTTGCTGGTAAGGAAGGCAAGGGCGGCGGCGGGGCCGGCAAATCCCTGGAAGCAGCGGAATCCTCCCTGAAATCCTTCATTGAAACCATGAACTCGGAAGTGGCCCGGGCCGCGGGGGATACTGAGGCGATCCTGAACGCCTGGTATGCCAAGCAAGCCCTCGCCCTGGACAAGATTGCCGCCAAAAATGTAGACGTGACCGACGGCAAAAAGGCCCTGGACGCCGCTTATTATTCCAAAC